ATCTGGCCCCTGAGCGCCTCCTCCGCCTTGCTTGGCTATCTTCATCATCTGCATGCCATCAACCTGGCCAGTGAGCACACCCTTGATTAGCTGCTGTATCTCGCCAGGGCTGGAGTTGGGTAGCTTCTCGGCAATCGACCGGCGCAAGTTATCCATGGACTCAGGATCGAGCCCCATAAGCATAGTGCTGACATCCTTGGATGTCTGCCCATTAGGGTCCACACCCATCTGCTTACTCATTTCCCTGTACAGGAACTGCCTAGCAGACTTAGGAACATTAGGGTCGAGCATCTGCACTAGGCGATTTCCAAGGTCAAGATCGCCTTTCTTCAACTCAGATTGCTTCTGGGCCTCATCCAGAGCTTGGGACTGCTCCTGATGCTGCTTATAGAACTCCTCAGGCGTCCCTGCATAGGCAGGAGTAGGATGGTAGATATCACCCTGCCGATCCTGAAGCTGTTGCTGCAGTACATCAGGAGGGATTTGACCATAACTTAGATCATCGTTCCCGAATGAGGGCATGCCGGCCATTAGAGTGCCTCATAGTTCACAACGTCCCAGCCATCCCTCATGCGAACTGCGTCTGGCAGGACTATCTCGACATCAGTGGACAGGACGCCCAACATCCTCTCCCCAGTGTCCTTTCGGGTATACATGTAGATAGGAATACCATCCTTCGTCTTGCTGATAGGGATCATATCAGCCTTACCATCAGCGTCGCTGAATAGTGCCATACCAGCAAGGCCGATGCCAGCGCCCATCAGCGAAGTCTGTCGCTGGGCATTGCCCTGTGCAACCTGAGCCTGCAACTGCCGCTGCTGGATATAGGGCTGCTGTGCCTGGCCATAGCCCTTGGCTACCTGACCATACGCACCTGCAATAGACATGGGATCGCCGAAGGCGGCTTGCCGTAATACGTCCTGATTGGTCTGCTGAGTGAACTGGTCCTGCTGCTGCCTTGTGATGCCAAGCTGCTCACCAAGAGTCAGCTGACCGGTCCGAGCGCCATATCTAAGTTGTTCGGACTGGTTCATGAAGTTGCCCAGCGTCTCAATGCCCGGCGTGCTAGTCTCATAGCCAGGACCAAACTGCTGGGACAGTCGCTCCCTCATCTGCTGCTCATTAGTATGGAGGCTGGTCTCCAGGGCTGGATCAACTGGCAGATCACCATGTAGCGCATCGAGGGTGCGCTTGTTCAGCAGGCCAGTGATCTCGTCATTCTGCTGCTGCAGGGGATCATTCTTCTTGGTGATCCCAGTGATGTTGCCAGTGTCGTCCATCTGGACGGAATAGCCCTGCTGATCAGCGAGGAAGGGCAGCAGGACCTTCTGCTGCTGTTGCTGCTGCTTCAGGATATCAGTCTGGAACTTCAGGAGTTCCGTCTGCTGAGCCTGGAGTGCACGTTCCTCAGGACTTGGTCCCGGTACTGAAGTCTTGCCGCCCATCTTTAGAGCCTCTTAACGTAAAACCGAACACCGTTCCGTTCCGCATAGAACTCGCCTATGCCCATTTTCTGCGCAGACTTATCCAATATACTATCAGTTTCCGTGTGAAATATGTATGAGGTTATGCCCATACCCCTCATTGCAATATCATAAAGATCGATCAATCGTATCGCTGCCCTGGCCCTGCGCCTATCTGACTTCAGGCACAGAGGTCCAGCTATGATCATCTTGTCTTGGATATGAGTACTAATTAGGCCTACAACATCTCCCTCATCCAGGGCCAAGATAGTCGGAAAGCGCAGTTCCTGCTTCTCAAATCCCTCTGCCTTGAGCAGAGCATGAGCCGCTGCGTACTCTCCAGGGTTCTTTGCTAGCCTGTATGCGGTTGTCATTACTTTGGCGCCGATCTAGAAAGGCCAAGCTCCACCTTTTGGCGGATAATGGCGATGTCTGACTTGATACCCCACAGATTGTTATTCATGTCCTCCGCGCGACTACTGTACTTGTCCATATTCTTTTCAATGACCTCGAGTCTACCCTGATGCTCATTGAGTGTCACTTTGGCAGCTACATATGCACTGATACCTGATCCAAGCATGCCTACCATGATGAGAATGTGGCCTAGGTTTACCTTGGAGTCGATTTCGATAGACATGCCTTGTCCTCCCAGCCCCGGCAGGTACATAGATAATCTAGGTCGTTGCCCTGGACCCGCCTTCGCAGCTCCAAGGGCAAGGCCTTCATTGCGTCCACATCCTTCTTTCCTTGCACTATCCTTTCGTATGTGCTGCAGAAGTCGCCCTTCAGAGGGGGGACCGTTACTGGCTGAGCTGAGCCGAAGCAGATTATGAAGCATACAATGCCGCCTTCCGCCATTGTACTCATACTTTGCTCATCCTGTCCCAGAGGTCATCCTCCTCAGCCACTGTCAAGGACTTAACATGATCGCGCAGGGCTTTCCCCTGTGCAGTCCTCTCCAGTAGGCTGAGGGTTGCTGCTGCAATCGCCTTATCCTCACCTTCCTTGATCAGCTTGCGATCGTTGAGATAGTTCATCATCTCACTGACAATGCGCAAGCCCATAAGGATGATGGAGGCCCAGCTCATACCTTAGGCGCCTCGATCTTCTCAGGTGCCATGAAGGAAAAGACGAGGCCGGCAACTGTTACAACAAGACCTCCTATAGTCTCCACTTGGGTGGGATCGAGCTTGCCTCGAGCAACCAAGATACCACCTGCGAAGGTGATAATGTGGCGGATGAAGCCGAGTACTTGATCTCTGTTCACTGGCATGGTCTGCTCCCAATCGTTCCCCATGGCCTGCACCATATCACAGCCGCAATGTGGACCGCAACCACCGATCAGCGAAGTGATACCGCTGCGGCTCCGCAGTTGCCGCCTCCGACCGTATCCCAGGTTATGGTGAAGTCATTAGTACCTACAGTGGCAGCTGTTGGGAAGTCGTATACGCCAAGTCTTCGAGATGTGCTTTCCATACCAGTATCTTCTCGCTCTGTGACAGTATCTGATCCAGTCCATGTCCCTGTGATGCCTCCCATAACAGTACCGCTATTATAGCCAATTACCATAGCTGCACCACCTGCAGTCGTGGCGATATCATTTAGAGGTAGCGCTGCACTGGGAGTAGTGCTTTGAGAACCGCTAACGAAGTCAACTGGAGTAGTACTGAGTAGGCCTGTCAGTCTCCAGACCATAATGAAGCATTCAGTAGCGCCTGTTGCTCCAGTTACTACAATATCACCAGTTGTGTGAGTAGGCACATTAGCAATGTAGAAAGCAATATTCTCCGGATTGACGTTTACCACGCCTAAATTAGTTGCAGTCACCCCATCGATAGTCATAGTGGGAGTAGTTGCAGTAATGCTATCCCACGTAACACCCACTAGAATATATCGATTTGCAGCCGCTGCTCCTAGAGCAAATGCCGTAAAGGTATAGTTAGTAAGATTAGTAAAATCACTCGCTTTCCCCTGATAATTCTTAACCAGGGGAGCTACACCACCACCTACAAATCCAGGCTGAAATCTCATAGAGAGACATCTCCGCCTACTACCCACTCATCAGTTGCACGCTTATACATCGTAGCCATGGCATACTGAGCAGCAAGCTTGAGCCCGTTGTGCGAACGCAGTGTGACACCACCTGCAGGCGTCAGGGTAATCTGGCCAGCACCTGTCTGCACAATGTTAACATAGCTATTCACTGGGAACGCAACGGATGCGTTAGTAGGAATTGTCAGCGTAATAGCGCCAGCGTTACTGACCTCTACGGTTTTGCCCTTATCGGTAAGGGCCAATGTGTAGGTCGTGCCACTCTGCGAATTGATCGCAATGACTTCGCCTAGCGTTTCCTTAAGTGCTAGGGCTGCATTGACTGTCGAGGTGTCAGCTTTGAGTGCAAGGGAAGCGGCCACCGAGGTGTTAAAGGCTTCAATAGAGGTAACAGGCGGAACGTACCACTGAGCTTTGCCAGTGACTCCCTTCATAGCAAATCGAAGACGTTCTATCTCACCAGCAAGGCTTGGGGCAAGGCTCTCCGATCCGACCCCGCCAGGATCAGTGATAAGCTGCATCTGAGCAACGTTATCACTATAAGCACCCGTCTGCGAGGGGTTCTGATTAGTGATATGGTTCGTGTGGTCTGCGTTATAGATCGCAGCCGTTAGAACTGTGCCTGTTCCTCGAGTGGTATGTGAGTATAGACCAGCGCTCATGGGATGCCTCCACCATCATATCTAATGGCTACTACTCCCACGGGAACCCTGGCCATGTGATCTGCTTTCCCTGGATAGATCATATCGTCAAGCTCCATATCTGCGATGTGCAGTTCATGGAGCTGTTCAGGAGTTAGAGGCGCTGACAGACATGATCTGCAGCCATTAGCTACATGATAGGAACCATCCTTAAACTGCATTTTTATCTCAGTATAGTTAGGTAAGAGACTAAACTGACGCACCTCTGTTTCGATCCACTTATTAGTAACACTGTCAAATCGAGTACCTATAATGCGAGATCGCATCCCTGCAATGGCAGAGCCACACACCTTACAGAAAATTTCCTCAATCTTTCCATCAGGTCCAAATAGTACATACTTTGGACGAAGGGCGTAGGTATATATCATTGCTCCTTAATCCTCTCGTCCATGACATTGAAGCTGATGTGGAAATCAGCAAGAGTGATGTCCTGATCCAGGCCGCCATTATGGCCAGATATCTTTATTCGGCGGCCTGAGCCTTCCATCCGCTTTCGCCTGCTATGCACAACGTCTGAGCCGAGTATGTCAGTGTCAAGGACAAAGCCTCCAAGTGCAGCTCCACCTCCTCCCATAGCAAACTGAATGACATCCGTTAGAATATCATCCCAGAATACGTTTATCGTGAGGTCCCAGTCGCCACGAGGCTCTGACGCCAACTCAAGAAACTGTCCAGCCTTCATCTTGGTAGCCAATGACTCATCAATGAAGCTTAGATCGGTATTGGCCGTCTCAAAGTCGATAGGATAGGCAATGCCAGCCTTGTTACGGCTATCGTCATCAAGCCGCCATACAAAGCCAGACGCATCGCCTACTGTGGGCCTAGGAATATTACCTGCATCAGGGCGCATCCATATAGATACACACACATCTCGACGGCTCATAAAAAGGCGAGGTATTTCACCCTGCTGCTGATCAGCTGTCGGACTGTAGCCTAGCATGATACGCAGGCCATTGTCAGTCGAGCCTAGCAGTGGTACACAGAACCAAGCCTGACGTTTAGCAGCGTACCAGCCGCCAACTGCACGACGGATTGCAGATCTATTAGTGTCTGTTTTCATAAACGGTTCAAGCTGCGCAATCGCTGATACGTTGCTAGTGTTGACGCCTCCAAATTCTTGAGTTGCACTTAGCAGATGGATATTACCAGCATGATCCATGTAGAGAACATCGTTCTCGATCTGGACTATGGTATGCTGATTAAGGGTGCCTACTGCGCGGCTTAGGCGGGTGACAGACCAGTTAGCTGGCGTAGGATCTTGGGTGTTTAGTATGTAGATGCCAAATGGATACTTGAATAGGATCAGGGCGCCTCGGAAGGAGATGCCTCCAACTAGTCCCTCGCCTTCACCTGGGTAGATAGCCAATGTACCAGACCCAGCACCGCCGAAGTCGCCGTGATTGCCCAGAGTGCTATAATATATCCTATGTGGATCGCCAGAATTGCCTCCACCAAATAGCCGCAGTTGATGCTGGACCGCAAAAGTGGGAAAGCTGCCTGCTGCCCAGTCTGCCGGCGGTGTAGGGATAGCTGCCATAACGGCGCCGGTCCCAGATACCACTTGGACTTGATTGGAAGCGCTGAATAGGAAGAGCTTTCGGAGGGAGCCGACGCTCTCACCACCGGCCGGCACAAAGATAGGTGGGGGGTCCCTAACACTAACCAGTCCCGAGACGAGCGTCGTCCCGAATGTACCAGCGCCAGTATCTTT